GGACTTCGAGTTGATTACTCGAGTGAACGTAGGCATTTGCCTTAAACAAAACATATGAAAAGTATAAAATTTATTACAAATTTTAAACTTAAATATGTTTTGAGAGACTCTATACTACCAGTGGAAAAACGTAGTTTTTCCAGGCTTATTTCTTTCCTTCCTAAGATTATATATCTTAGTTTTGATCGAATAAGTCGTATCCGGGATAGACTTGTCATTGCGAACAACTTTATTCAATTTTTAATTAAAATGAATAAAAATCATGGTGCAACTTTCACTGTTAAGTGATTAAAAAGCTGCACTGTTGCTTTGCAAAAGTGACTTGGTAATGATAAGGTTAAATCTCTTCGTGAGATTGAACCTAATCTACCTCTTCCTAGAGTCATTAATGGCTGTCCTGCTATTATAAATAGTGGAGACAGACAGTTAATGCGTCTAGGAAACATCAACATCATAAGATTCTGACATTCGTTGTTTTCATTGTACCGGGTATTACAAATACCAGGGAAAATGAAGATATCAACGATAACTGACCCTTTTTCTGGATCAGAGAAATTTTTAAATGATCTTATTTCATTAAGTCTTAAGACTCCATGACCTAAGAACATTATAAAAATTTCGTCAGAACATAACCTTGCACCTACTTCTTTCCACTTCAGTGGTAAGGCATCTCCAAGTAATGTTAATTCATCACAAGGATTGCTAAGTGATATATATTTATTATTATCACACCCTGAGGGAGAAATAGTTTGGACTAACTTGTTAAGTTATCTTCAAACTATTGGAGAAGTATGGAATACCAGTATGTTTCTTTCTCGTCTTAATGACGCAAAAGAAATCATCTTGAGACTTCCTGAAGGTTCTTTACCTTTCAAGAAGTCTATGGTAACTCCATTTGGGCAATTTGCTATCAAAAGGGAGGCTGCTGGAAAGATCAGAGTTTTTGCTCTGGTTGATTCCATAACTCAAAGTGTAATGAAACCACTACACTTGGGGTTATTTAAAGTTTTAAAACAGCTTCCTAATGATGGTACTTTTGATCAAGATGCGTCTGTAACAAGATGCTCTATTAAGGCTCAGCAGGCAGGAAAAGCTTATAGCTTTGACCTATCTGCCGCTACTGATCGTCTAC